CTAGAAAAGCTGGCCCAGCTCCGCCGGCGACCAGTTGGTGATGACCAGTTCCCGGCTGGCTTCGGGCCTGCCCTGGGCATTGGCAACGCTGTACTTGATGTCCAGCTCCATCATGTGGTGCCCGGCGAACGCCCTCCGTATGTCTGGATGGTCGTTGATCGACACCATCACCTTGCCCTTGGCCACCCGCATCACCTCGGCCATCTCCTCGTACTGCTCGAAGCCAAACGGCACGCCGTAGCCCTCCGTTTGCCAGTAGGGAGGGTCCAGATAGAACAGGGTGTGCTCTCGGTCATAGCGGCGCATGCACTCGCGCCAGGGCAGGTTTTCCACGTTGGTGCCGGACAGGCGCAGGTGCGCTGCGGAAAGGTTCTCCTCGATGCGCAGCAGGTTCACCATCGGCGCCGTGGTGGCGGTACCGTAGTTTTGCCCGTCGACCTTGCCGCCGAATGCGTGATGCTGCAGGTAGAAGAACCGTGCAGCGCGCTGTATATCGGTCAGGGGCTCCACCTTGGTCTCCTGCAGCCACTTGAACACCTGGCGCGAAGAGATGGCCCACTTGAAGTGCCGAACGAACTCTTCGAGGTGGTGCTGGACGACGCGGTACAGATTGACCAGGTCGCCGTTGATGTCGTTGATGACCTCGACGCGGGCCGGCACCTGGCGCAGGAAGTACAGCGCCGCGCCGCCGCAGAACACCTCGACGTAGCATTCGTGGGCCGGGAACAGCGGAAGCAGCTTGTCCGCCAGGCGGCGCTTGCCGCCGAGCCAGGGGATGATCGGGTTGGGATTGCTGAACATGTGGCGCAAAAGCCTTTTTAAGGATGTTAAAAAGTGGTAGCCTTCGCCCCGCTATGTCGACATGGCAGGGGGCCTTGGCCTTGGCTCACAGCTCACTCTGTGGTCAGGTGACGGCCTGGTGTTGACGCACCAGGTCGTCGCCCTCTTCACTGCATCAAATCTCGATTTGCTCGATGGGCAGGTCGGGAGCCTCGCCCTCGATGACACCGTCACGGAAGAACACTCGGCCGTTGACCGTCGCGGCCCCGCGCGCCTGCTGCAGGCCGCCTCCTGGTAGCTGGATAGTGGCTACGCCTCCAGCGATGGACACCACCGTACCTACCTGCAGCGGTGGGTCGCCCAGAAGCGCCTTGAGGGCCTTATAGGGATTACCCAACATGGGTTTCTACTCCGATGGATTGCCAAGCCTCAGGGAAGACCGAGTCGACGGCCGTGCTCAGCACGAGGCCCTTACGAATGACACCTTCGTCGACGTAGCGAACGAAGCGGCCCGGTTCGATGATGCCGGTCTCGGCCAGCACGGGCAGACCGAGCGTGACGAGCGCCTGGCTGCCCGTATCGCCCAACACCGTGGTACCTCGCTGCCGAGCTGCGTCGGCGTGCGTGATTAGTGGGTCAACGATCATAGGGGCCTCGACGTCGCCGGCGGTGCCCTGGCGCGTGACCTGAGCCAGGATGCCCTGTGCTGTGCCTGCAACGTAGACGCGGTTGTAGCGCGGCTTCTGCACCCACTCGATGCCTTCGCGCCTGGTCACATCCGAAGGCAGCTCAAAGTCCGGCACGACAGCATCCCAGTCCCAAGGGGCCTTCGGGTAGGTCGGCAGGACTCGAATGATTCTTTGGTTTGGATGTGGCTGGATGTATGCGCCTGCTGCCGCGGCAATGGTGTTTAACGCCGAGATGTAGCTGCCCTGGTGTGACCAGGCGCCAGCCGGTACCAGCCAATCGGTGATGCGCCAATCGATCTCCCAGCCAATGCTCACGCCGTTCAACGTGAGCACGTCGGCCATGAGCTGCTGCGCGGTGCGCGCCTGCGCGTTGCCAAAGGTCTGCTTCACCGCAATCGGCTCGTCAAGCACGGCCGTCTTGCCCCTCCCGGAGACGCGCAAGGCGGCCGAGCCAAAGGTACGGTCACGAGAGATGCCGCTGGCTAACAGGCGGTATGCGGTGCCATTGATGACTGCCTCCAGCTCGACGGGCGTGCCGTCTTCGTAGGCCCGGACATAGGGCAACGCCTGCGCTGGCAGGCTCGCCTCGAAGCTCCACGTCCATGATTGCCGATCAATGCGCATGGAGAACGATAGCGCTGGCAGCATGACGTCACCATCGACCCTTCGCAACTGCACATCGTTCATGACCATATATACCTTCCTTACAGGCACCACGACCGTTTGTCCCGGCTCGGGACCACTGGGGCATGGGTTGACGCGAAAATTGAGGGTGATGTCATCGCCCGCAAAATCGAGCCACGGGCAAACAAAGTCCAGCAGCGGTGTGCCTTCATATGGTGGCTTCGCTGGCTCGGTCGGGGGGGCGGCTTCGTGTCCGCTGGACGGTTGACGCGCTGCCTGCCAGCGGATGCGATTCGCCTCGGAAGTGAAGCGCCCGCGCTCCCAGCCTTCGCCCCAGCGACGGCGCGCCGCGACAGCCTGTTCATGCCCCAACGCATATGCCTTCCGCAAGTGAGGTGGGTATTCCCAGATGTCACGCTCCACGGCTATCAGGTGCCGCGCGATTTGCCACAGGCCCACGGCTGCGGCGCTCGCACGCACAGCTTCGTCATGCCGCGCGAGATTGCTGGCATGTAGGGGGGCAGACTGCTCAAATACCTGGTGCTTTTCGGTCCGGGCATTCCTGGCCTGGCGGATGAGAGCGTTGGTCTGCGCGCCGACGAGCTCGGCTTGTTGGTACTGGTCCTGGGCGATCCTGCGGAGATAGGCAGATTGCTCGAAGTGTTCGCCGGCGGTGCGGCCCAACGCTGCAGCGGGTCGGAAACGATCATCCTTGGCAGCGCTCGGGCCGCGAAAGGTGCGATTGTCGTAGGCAGCGGCAACGTGCACGCTTTGTACCGTTCGAATCTGAAGCCTCATGCTGGCTTCGCGGACGGCGGGCTTCTGCGCTTCACTGCTGATCCGGAGGACAGGGGCAGGCTTGCTCAGCCGCAATACCGCAGTGGCCTGCGGCGCGTCGTCGCTGAGCGAAAAATTTAACTCTACACGCCCGCCTTCAGGCTGCGTGTATGGGCGCTTGAAATTGAGATCGGAGCTCAAGCCTCAACCAACGATGCAACCGCTGCGCTGACTTCACCGCCCTCATAGAGCTGCGCGTCGCGCATCTCGACGTCCGCTCCGCTTTCCTCGGGGCCGATGTCGAGATCCGCAACGAAGACACCGTCGCCGTTCGTGATGCGCGCCCAGGAGGCTACGCCGGTCTTCAGCGCCAATACCGGGCTGCCCATCTGCAATGTGAGCGTGGTCCCTGATACGGGACCGGCCGATGGCTTGGCGAAGCGGATAGCCGCCAGTTTTACCTGCGTGGTTACAGCATCGCCTTTTGCGCTGGGCCGTGTGCCGTCGTAGATGTTGAGGTAGCCGGCGGTGCTGGCCGAGTCGATGGCATCCGTCATCGCTTTCAACCTATTGGCGATCACCGCATCGGAGAATTCGAGGGTCACGAGATGGCCTCCTCATCGGCAACATCGATCACCACCGGCTCGGCGAGATTGAACTTGCGCACAGCCGCCCACTCGACAGACATGGATTGCTCACCCGCCTGAGCAAACACCGCGTAGGTAGTAACATTCACGGCGATGGCGCGCGACATAACCAAAGCCCCAGCCACCTTGGCATAGCCCATACCACTGGCACGCCCAACTTGAATCAGTCCGGGGTTGTTACCGATCTTCGGGCTGAAACGGTACGGATCGTTTGCCGCCTCCTCCGGGGGATTCGTACCTGCACACAGTACAGAAGTCGTGGTGTTATTCAGACCAGAAGCCGCGTTACACAAGGCCAGCACAGTCTGGGACAAAGAAGTATCGCCCCATCCCACTGCGAGAGCCCGCCGATTGTTCTTGGTGCTTAGGGCCGGGACGATTATGGGAGTACACAGCACCTCATATCCATCCGAATACTGGCGACTAAATGCGGCCAGCTTGGCATTCACGCTGAGAGAGGCATCCAAAGTCAGTACACCCCCTTGCTGATAGATGCTGGTGCTGGGGTTGCCCAGCGGCAGGTACAGGTTGGAGGCAGGAACTCCATCCGCCGAAAAGTCAGCGAACTCCAAGAAAGTCGCTGCCCCATTGCAGGGTCGAGCTGAGAAGTTCCTGTAGGTGGCGTACAACGTGTAGTCAGTGCCCAAGTCCCCCGGAATCTTCACCCAGAAAGTGGCCACCCTATTCGGGGCCGCGCCCTCCACCTTCTCCACCCAGCAGTCCAGTATGGAAGACCCGCTGGCATCAAGCCACTGAATGTCCCCAGGCACCCCGGCAGTGGCAGGGAAAGTTAAGCAAGACACAGGAAAATCGGCCCCAACTGCAGAGGAGGATTCTCCCACCTTGATTCGAACAGTGTTTCCGGCTCCCGCCCCGGCCACGCCGGACAGGGTGACGGCCTTCCTCATATATTTCACCGTGACCGCCACATTCGCCAACGGCGTAATCTGATCTTGAATCACTCCGTTGTACACGCCGCTGCCATCATGGGCTACCACGTAATATTTCTGGGACGGGTCTAGGTCGAGGAACGAGTAAGACCCGTCCGGGCCGCTGGTGGTCTTGCCAACGATACGATGGTCACGCGCGCGGAAGCACACCACCACCTGATTCGGGTAGATCACGTTGTTGACCTTCACTACGCCCGAGATAGAACCAATGCCCCCGTCGAAATACTTCAGGGTGTATCCCAACGGCTGGCTGTAATTTGGCACTCTGGCATAGGGAACCGTAACCAGTCGCTGCTGTACACCATCGGTACCAGCCACCAGACCGATGGAGTTGTCGATCACGTAGGGCGGGTTCATGTTTTGCGGCAGGCTGCCGTGGTCATTGACAGACCCGGTGAACTCCGCGCTCTCGATCAGGTCTCCGATGATCCAACTTTGCACGGTGTCTACCGTGGTCTTGGTCATCGAGAAATAAAGCGTGCCCCCACGGATGGCGTTGGGCAACTGCACTCCGAAGTCTGCAGCACTCTGGAGCCCGGTATTGAAGCTGGGGCCGAAAGCCGGGGTCAAGGCCCCGACCCCATTTGCTGACGCCTCGTAAGGCACCCAGGTGATCGTCACCTGTGGCAGCCAAGAGGTGGCAGGCCAAGAGTCCAGACCAGCTCCGGAGCCATTGGTGCTGTAGACCACCAAGCTCGCCAGCTCGTAGCTGTTGCCGTTCTTGGAATACGCCTTGCGGATCACGCCGCTTTTCTGAAAACCAGTACCGCCCGGGTTGCCCATAAGCAAGGCAAGTAGCGGGGAGAAGGCGCGCAACCCTACCAGATTTCCGCGATTCACCTCCATGCAGAACATGCCAATTACCGGCCATCCTCCGTACAGCATGGTGGGGGCGCCATCCACCTTCGTGAGAAAAGTCAGCCGAGTACCATCTGCTGCAGGGATCAAACTCCCTGCCCTTACTACCGAGTCAAGCCCCCGTGGCCCAGCAAGACGAACTCCAAAGGAGCTGAACTGAGCAATCCCCTGAATGCCGGTGCCCACGGCCGTTATCGTTGATGCGACGGTTTCCTGATCTGCCACAGATGCAACCAGCCCTGGCTTGGTTACTCCAGTGATGCCCGGAGCCCAGCTGACAGCATTACCGTTCCCATACCGAGGAATCAACAGCGTCGTCATCGGGTTACTCCCACGGCCCGGTCATGTCGATGAACACTCCACCAACACTGGTATTACTGCCTTGTGCGCATGGAACGTACATGGCCTTCCTCATTCCAGATGGGAGAGAGACGGGCATGACCGCCATCGCGGCAAAGGAGAACACCGTGCGATGCAAGGGATAAAAGATACCCTTCAAATAGCCCCTCATAGCGATGTACCCGGTCGTGTATTCGATGATAGTCATCGGGCTCAGGCCTACAGCATTGGCCACCGCTGCAAGATCATTGGCCCCGAAAGTCTGGTTGGACCCTGAGAAGACATTGCTGGCAGCCAAGGCCACAGAACAATGGTAGGCGCGTCCGAATAGCACCCCTCCACCAGTTCTAGACGTGTACCCGGCATAAGTGGCCGAAGGCAATATGGCGCAATTACCCTGCGAATACGAGTTTGCGTAGGTGATTGCGGAAGTCAGCGGGCTGATGCTGCTCTCGGCTAGCAGGTAAACATTGCCGATTTCTGCGGGATTCACCGAAGCGAAGTCACCGAAGTAGTACAGGTTGTACACGAACAACCCAGAGTTGCTGAATGTGAACAAGAAAAACCGCTTGTCGTCTCCAACCAAGACATACCGGCTAACTCCTGCACCCGCAGTAGTACCCTTGCACCAGCTCGTGGTCTTAGTAAAGACCGTGGGAGTTCCAGGCCAGATTCCGGTGCCGGCTGTGATGGAGGTCATGGCCTCTGCACCCCATACAGCAGCTCCGAAGGTGGTCGTATCGTCGATCACCAGGTAGTTCTTCTTCGAGGTGGCATTCAGCGAGCGATAGGCCGCCAGGTTCGTCCCCGAGAACGGCTTCTCCCATCCCAGCGGGGCCTGCTTGACCGTGATCGTGCCGGTGGCAGTAGCCGGGGCGCCAGTGATGGCAAACGTGAACGTGTTCAGGTCAGGGGCGCTCAGGACCTGGAACTCGCTGTTAAATACTGCTTCATTGGCGTTGGCAAACAATACCCACATATCGGGCATGAACCCGTGGTTGTTGCAGATCACAGTGGCAATGCCTCCGCTCACTGCAATTGATTGCAGAGTCTGCAGGTTGGCACCGTTGACCAATGCCGAGTCCAGAAATGCAATCAGATTCCCTGCCACGATGCTAGCTGCCGTAAGACCGGCATGCCTGGCGGAGTCGAAGCACTTGATATTCGCAGTCATTTACATGCTCCAGGGGCCGGTCACGTCGAATCCATTTAACCCGTTTGCATTGCCGGAGCTCTGAATGGTCACTAGAGCGATACTCCTGCCGGGCAACTCGGGGGAGACCACCATCTGCTCAGCGGGGATGTTACTTGCCGCCCCAAAATTCACAGGAATAAACAACGCGCCCGGAATGTTCCCTCTCAAGCCAAGCCCCTCCCAGAGTTGGCAGGGGAACAGCGTGATCACATTACCCGCCCAGTTGGGCCACGGAGAGCCTGCAGCCCCGCTGGCGGCAGCCGCAGAGTTGCAATTGATACTTCCTTTTGACCCCCAGGTAATCGAAGGGTATGTCCCCATCATGTTGCGCAGAATCGCCGTAGACCCGCCAGTGGTAGCCCCTGGGTTGAAGTTTCCGTAAGCGACAGCGGACCCTGGATAGGTCTCCAAAATAGCTGAATGGTTGCCCAGGAACATGGCGTTGTAGGCGTCACCTACCTTGTAGGAACGAAACTCTCCCATTCCATACCAAGCCCGAACGTTCGGGCTGGCCGTGTTAAATGCGGGCAGGAAATAGAACAGCCTGGAGTTACCAATGACGATCCAGGGTTTCGCTGTGGTTTCTGCCGCCACGCCCGATTGCCACACCCCGTAAGCCTGCCCAGCCACGGCGCTGTGGTCCCCTCCAACCCCGGTGGACACCGAGTTCATGGACTCATACATCCGCATCCGTGCCCAGTAAGCGAACGTGTTGTCCACGCTCAGCACCGGCTTGATAGAGCGCGGGTCAGTGGACCTGTAGCAGGCCAGGTTCGTATTGGAGAACTGCTTCTCCCAGTTGAGGGCGGCTTGCTTCGACGTGATCGAACCACCAGTGGCCGCAGCGGGGGCTCCAACAGGGGCCACACAGGTGTAGGACACCGGAGATGGGACCGTCTGCACGACGAACTCATCGTTGAACACCGACTCATTGGCACCGGCAATAGCCAACACTTGGCCGACCACCATGCCGTGGGCAGTCGTGGTCGTCACGGTCATCACGCCGTCCGCCACCGTAATTGATTGCACGGCTTTCGAGTTGTACCCGTTCAGCAGCACAGCATCCAGCAGACCGATGATGGAGCCGGCCGCCCCGATTAGCGAGGGAGCACCGGCATCCGTGCTACGAAATACTTTGATTGCGTCAGGCAGGCTCATGATCAGGCGTCCACGTCACCACGGATTTGCAGGCGGAAGGAATCGCTTTGGCTTGACGCCGCGCTCTGAAGCACAGTGCGGGCCATCCAAATTGGAAAGTTGGCGGCGGCGGTGTTAAACCGGAGCACGTTCCCGGCCGCCCAACCGCCCCCCCAGCCTGTCGCGCGCAGCGTGAAGTAAGGCAGGCCGGTGCTTGGGTTGGTCGGGATGCAGTCCGCGCTGACGGCGCCGGTGGCCACCTGGCCAACCGACTCCCCGATGACCTGGAAATTCTGGCTGTCCGTGAACCGTAGCGCCCACCGCTCCTGCAGGCAGGACTTGTCCGTCAGCACCAAGGGGTACGTCGCAAAGTTGTAGGCCGAACTCGGCGCGCCGCCGACCGGGGCATCTGCCCAGGCGTTTCCCCATGTGGTCTGGGTGAAGTTCAGGGACATGCGTGCCTGCAGATCGCCCATGATCAACGCCGACGACACCTGCGTTTCATTGGCGGGGTAGTCGTGCGTGAGCTGGCGCATCAGCGTGAGCTGGCCGGTAATCTGCACGTCGGACAGAAGGGCCATGTCTTCGATGCGGTTCTCGACGTAGATCGGCGCCACCATTCCCGTCGTGTTGACCGTGCCGAATGTCAGCTTCCCCGCGTCCAGGTCGGTCGTGTACATCGACGGGTCCATCACGACCGGGTTCGGCCTGGTGCTGTCGATGACGCGGATCTCGGCCACTCGCGTGCGGCCGACGTCGACGATGAGGCCGCTGGCCGGCGTCACCGCCTGGCGCGCGGTGTGGTGCACCACGGCCACGTCGCCCTGACGGTAGATCGGGACACGACCGTCCTGTGGCAAACGCACAGGGTCCAGCCCAAGCAACGAGGCATCGAGCGGCAAGTAGGTGTAGGCGACTGCGTTAAACAGAAGCTGGTCGGCGAAGACTGGCAGGGGCTGGAAAATCTTCCCGTCAGCGGTCACTGCCGCGGCGTTGTACCAGATCGCGTTCTCGTTCCCTGCCGCCGTCACCATTGCGCCGAAGCGCATCTTCACGACACCGGATGCGTAGTCGATGACGCCGGAGCACTTGCCGTCGATGTTCAGTCTGCCGGTGCTGTCGGCTGTCACGCTGTAAGGCGTGCCGGCCAGCGGTACCACTCGAACCTGCAGCGATCCAGGGCGCACAGGCGCGGCCGGAACTCGGAAGACGATCCAGTCTGCCGGCTGCCCCGTGACCGTCGTCAGCAGCGCCCTCATGGTGACGGCGTTGCTGCCTCCGGCCGGCCAGCCCGTCAGCGACACCACGCCCGTGCCGTAGACAATGGTGCCGACCTGCGTTGCGGCGCCCGTGGCCGGGTCGAGATCGGTGTAGATGTAGCCCGAGCGGTCGAAGTAGTTCTTGTCGCCCCAGGTGAATAGCACCGAGCCGGGCACAATGGGTTCGTCGAAATTGCGCGTGATGTCGAACGTCAGATTCGACAATGCATAGGTCTGCCGCGTCGTGGCAGTGGTCTGCCCCACCACCATGTACTCCACGTCTACCGAGCCTGTCAGATCAACGGGGAACGTTGCCGCCGCATCGTAGTAGCTCAGTCCGGTCAACGTGTTTCGGTAGACCGGGTCATTGCTGCCGGTGGCAGCGTCGAGGAACCCGCTGTTCGCCGACTTCGCATAGCCCATCAGCTCGGACTGGTAGACGGGCTGGGGCACGCTGACAATCGTGTCCGGGTTAAAACCGATGACGCCGGTGCTGTAGTTCACCGCGCCGCCCGTCACGGCAATGAGCGAGCCATTTGCCTGCGGGCGGCCGAGAACGCCGTTGCCATCGTCGCGGGCATCGATGTACGGGTCCACCGAGATGTACTGCATCGCCGCCGGCACATTCGAGATCGTCTCGTAGTCCGCGATGACCACGTTCCACCGCACGCGCACCGAGTTGGGCAGGATATTGATGTCATCGAGCGGCAGGCTCAGCTTGCCCGTGCCGTCACGGGACGGCGCTGCGAAGGTCTTTTTCTTCTTGAGGCCGTACTGGTAGTCCAGCGTGAACACCGTTCCGACAGCCGCCACCACGTTCGGTGTGAGCTCGACCTGGTAGGCGCCATTGACCCACCGTACATAGCCCGTCCCATCTCCGGCCAAAACGCCCATCGTGTTGGCGGTTGCAACGTAGTTGCCGCCGCCCGGGTTCGGCCAGGTGATGCTGACGCTGTTCTGGATGAGCGTCTGGTCGTTGCCCTGGTCGATATTGAACAGCACGCGCGGCGCCTGGATCGTGTTCGCCGTGCGGTCGAAGTATTGCGACGGCGTCGACCAGAAGAACATGACGGATGAACCGACGTCGGGCAGCGCGCCGAGCGTCACGATTACGGTGCCGGTGACGTAGTTGATGGTGCCCGCGCCGACCGAGGTGTCGCCGCCCTTTAGCACGCCAATGGTGCCAGTGCCGCCCTGGTCGTTCAGCTCGAACCAGTTGCCTTGGGCCATGAAGGCGACCCGCAGCGCCCGTGGATTGGGCGGAGGATTCAGCGTGATGGTGTAGAGGCTCGCGCGCGTGGAGGCGTCGACGTCGATGGATGCACTCTCCGATACCTTGATCGGGCTGGCCGCCGCGACGAAGTTGACCGTGAGCGTGCCGGACACGGACGCCGTGATGGTGAACTTCCCCTGCACATAGTCGATGCTGCCGATCACCGACCCGTTTTGCACGATGTTGCCCGTGCCATCGTCAGCCGGCGTGCCGGTGGCGTTGATGGAGAAGCTGCCCGGCTTGATCCCGATGCCGAGGTAGAGCGTGGTCGGCCAGGCCGCCGAGATCACCAGGGGACGCGACAGCACGCTGCCGACAGGAACTATCGGCGCCATATTGCCGGCGGCGTTCAAGTCCGCCAGGGCCGTCTCCGACTGCGCGGCCGGCACCAGTTGCGAGTAGATGGAATCGACCACTACCCGGATGTCCCCCGCGGATGCGGCCTGGACCATCTTCTGGATGCCGTAGTAGACCGCTGCATCTGCGACGCGCGTATCACGACACACCGCGATCGCCTTCAGGTCGTCGTAGGGGCTCGCCACCGGGCCGACGAAGTCGTAAAGCAGCTTGTTCGCAATGGTGCAGGTGACAACAACCGCGGTCCATTTAACGTTGGCCGATGTCGTGAACTCGCGCGTGACCGACTCGACCTTGGTGACGCGAACATACTGAGAGTATTCCGTGGCCAGCGACTCATAGGCGACGAGGCAAAGCGTTTGCCCGACCTTGGGCAGCGGGTCGGCCGGCTTCTGCAGGATCTGGATCGCCTTCTGACCCGTCAACTGAGTTTCCAGGAGCTGGCCCGGCCATTTGATGCCCTTGGTGACATAGCTCTCGACGCGGTTTCTTGCATCGGTGCGCACGTCCGACCAGGACTTGGTAGAGAACAGGGTCAAGGAAACGGCCGGATCTTCCGGCCCTCTCAGCACGATGGCATGCGCGCCGAGGTAGCTGTCGGTGTTGGTCACTTGCACCGACGGATATGCCTTGCGCAACGCGATGCGGCCGTACACGCGGTCCAGCTCTGAGACGTCCGGGAAGAGGTTGTTCGACGCACCGTCGACCACTTCGTTGGCGGTGATGCGGCCACCACCGTTGTCGGTGTCCAGGAGGACTTCCGACTTCATCAGTTTGATGTCACCCGACTGGATGGCCATGCGTTAAATCTCCATGAAGCGCAGTGTGACCAGGAAGGGGTCGGTTGGATCAGGCGACGGAAAGCCCTTGACCGGGCGGGATTCCATCGCGGTGTCTTCATGCCGGAAAACGACAGTCCTGGCCGGCACATAGTCAAGTTCCAGCGTCATCTCCAGCCCCTGAATCTCCGTCCAGCTATGCAGCGCGTCGACCGTCTCACGGTCAATCCAGGCCATCTCGTCGGCCGGGGGCTCCAGCGTGATCGGGCGTCCTGCCTGGCGCATCGCTGTCTGGCGAATCAGTGCGCCCGTCAGCGAATACGTGGACGTCGAGACTGCGCTCGACCAGCTATGCTCGTCGGACCACAGCAGATCGTGCGGAAGATCCAGGGCTATCCCGGTTGTCTTGTTGGTCAGCTTCATGAGGCGGCTCGGCCTTGGGCAGTTTGAAGAATGCGGATAAAGTCGTTTTCGTCGCGCGGGTCGATGTCGGCCGTTATCGTGCGGCCGCCGGATACCAGATCGATACGGACACGGCGCGCCGGGGTCGTGGACTCGGCCGCTGCCCGGGCGGCATCGTTGGCGGCGGTGGTGCTCCGGTCGACGCTCTGCACCAGGTTGTCGCTCAGGGTCGAGGGCTGGTTGGCGGCCTCCTGGCGAGCCAGGCCGGCGGCATCGGCCAGATCCTTGCGCTGTTGATCGGCGGCGCGATTGGCTTCGTCGATGGCGGCTTGGCGCTTCGTGCGTTCTTCCTCGGCGATGTTGGCGAGCGTGCGCTTGTGGATCTCTTCCAGGTCAGCCAGCGACTCCTGGCGGCTGGTGGCCAGCTCGGAAGCAGAGCGCGCCACTGCCGAGCGTTCGGTGTCGGTCTGGGCCTGAGCACGCGCCGTTGCCAGCTTGGCCTCGGCGAGCTTGTACTCGACCTGCAGGTCGTCCACTCGCTGGCGATACCGGCGCTCCTCGATCTCGGCTTCGCGGCCCTGCAGGCGCAGCAGCTCATCACGAATGCTGGCTGCGTTGTTCGCAAAGCTCGCCGAAGACGAGATGGCATCGCGCGAACTCTGGCGGATGGCATCGCCCACGCCGGCGTAGCCCTTCGCCAGCAGCTTTGCCGCATCGGCGCCGCGTAGCGCTGCCTCGGACTGCTCCTGCAGCCGCTGGCGGCCTTCAAGGACTTCCACCTTCACGCGCGCTGCGGCGGTCGCCATGCTGTTGAGGGCGGTGGAGATGCCGATAGCGTCGCCAATGGGGCGGCTCGACAGCAGGCCAGAGAGCTCCCCGCGAGCGGCCTGCAACTGCATCGCCATGCGCCCGGCTGCTGTGGTCGGCGCCTGGAGTGCTCCGGTCAGCTCGCTGAACCGCTGGGTTGCCTCCTCGCCCAAAGCGCTCACGCCGCTGCGGATGTCGTTGATGACGGCCGCGACGCCACCGCCCACGCTGCCAACGTCGCCGACGACCTTCTGTGCGCCATCGCCCGCCCGCCGGGCGTCTCTGGCCGCGTCCTGCGCGGATTCCGACACCAGCGCCCAATCGTCGGCCAGCGACTTGGCCTGAATGGAAGCCTGCCGACTTTCCTCGGCGAGCCGTGCTGCCTCGTCGGCGGCGCGTTGCGCTTGCTCGGCCTGCAGGCGCGCACTGTCGGTGCCCTCGGCCTGGGCCTTGCGTGCAGCCTCCTTTGCCGCGACCTGGGCGGCGACGGCGTCGGCCGCATCCTGCTGCGCGCGTGCTTCCGCTTCGGCAGCGGCAAGGTTGGCCTCGGCCACGGCGGTGCCTTCGCGCTGCAGTTGGATGTAGGCACGCACCACGTCGTTGTCGGCGCGATGGGCCTCCGATTGCGCCTGCGCCACCGATGTCTGGTCTTTGGCCGCCTGGACGGACTGCGAGGACAATTCGCGTAGGCGGTTCTCGACCCGGGCGAACGCCGTCTCCATCGCGTCGCCGGCCAGCTTGCCACTGGCACCCAGCAGCTCCAACTGCGCGCGCGTCGCCTGCAGCTCCTGGGTGGTCTTGGCCGCGTCGATCAGCCTGTCCGTGGCCGCCCGGATCTCCGGAGCCTTCGCGCGCACGTTGGTGGCCAGCAGATCGAAAGCCGCCTGAATGTCCGTGAACTGCTTGGACAGCCCGGTCTGGGCGCCGTCGAGCGACAGCCCGAGTTTGTCCAGAGCCAGCTTGAGCGTGGTGTCGAGAACGAGCGCCAGGCGCTGGGCGTCTGCGCCGGCCGAGCCGAAGGCGGCGTTGGCCGCGATCTGGAGGCGAGTAAGGCCATCGAGCTGCAGGCTGCCCAGCTCTTTCTCGATGGCCGTGCGGATCTGTGTTGCGGATGCCTTGCCGCGAGTGCCCAGCTCGTCGAGCGTGGTGAACACGGTCTGGATGCTGGTCACGCTGTTCGCGTTAAATCCCTCGAACACCTTGCCCAGAGCGGTGGCGACCTCCGGGCTCTTTGCGATCTGGGCGTCGAATGCTGCCAGGAGGCGATTTACCGCCGGCAGGACCGCCATCTCGACGGCGGTGGACGTGGCGCGCGTGGCGTTGTCCAGGGCGGTCAATCCTTCGTTGGTCGCGGCTATTGCCGTCGCCCATTTCTGCGTTTCGCGCTCTGCCGCGGATTGCTGCTGGGTCAGCAGCTTGACCATGTCGGCATTGTTGCGGCCGCTCTTTTCCTGCTGCACCTGGTAGCCGAGCAGCTCCTGCGTGCGCATACCCAGGCCGATCTGGGCCGCTTCCAGGGCCTTCTTGGCCGTCAGTTCATCTCGGTACGCGGCCAGTTGCTGCGGCGTCAGCCTGGCAATATCCTCGGCCGTCTTGACCTGGACGTTGGCATAACGCTGCTGGGCGTCGATGGTGGCCTGCAGGGCCGGCAGCTGGCGCTGCAGCTCGGCGGCGCGCGTTTGTTCCTGCTGCGACAGCTTCCGGTGCTCAAGTGCGTAGTCCGCAATCGCCTTCGCGCCGGCCCGCGCCGCCTCGATGCCGATCAGCCCGATTGTCAGGTAGACATTCACGCTGGACAACGCCATCGCCGCGGTTCGCAGCTTGCCGATCTCTGCGCCGGTTTCCGCGGCGCGCCGGCCGCTTTCGGCCAGGCCGCTGGTGAGCTTGCCGACGATCAGGCCGCCAGCAACGATCTTCGCCAGGCTGGCGAGCTCCCCGGAGAGTTTCGCGGCGGCAATGGCCATGTCGCCCAGGGCGATGCCGGCGGTCTTCAGGGCTTGCTGCACCTGCGGGTCCGCCAGCTTCTCGGACAGGATGCGGGCGGCTTCAGCAAGGCGCTCGTTTAACCCAGAGCGGCCTACCGTGGCCGCTGTCTCGAAGACGGTGTTCTGCAGGCGGGCGAATTCGGCGCGCGCGGAGCCCACGGCCGAGGGCAGACCGTCCTGGAAGGTCTTGCGCAGCTCGGCGGCGAAACGGGGCAGGAACACGTCGGACGCCACTGCCCCCTGCTCGAGCAGCTGCGACAGGCCCTGCGTGGTGGTGCCCATAGCACGCGCGGCGATCTGGAACGCCCCAGGCAGGCGCTCGCCGAGCTGGCCTCGCAGTTCTTCCGCGGCCACAGTGCCTTTGCTGACCATCTGCTGGATTGCCAGGAGCGCACCGGATGCCTCATCGGTCGACAGGCCAAGCACCGATGCTGCCTCGCTGACAGCGGAGAAGATGTCGCGGGTCTTCTGACCCTCCAGGGCGGTGCCCCGGGTAGCCGCGGCCAGTTTGGTGTATTCCTGGGCGGCACTCGCCAGGTTCAAGCCAAGGCGGTCCGCCTCGGCACGCACGAAGGCGAACTCCTGGGCCGCCCGCTCAGAGGTGCCGACAACCGACGTCAGGCCGGTCAGAATCCTGTCCAGCGTCAAGGCGCCCGTGATGGCGGCGCGCGCGGCCTGGAGGGCACCCTGGAACGTCAGGTAGGCGCCGGCCGCGGCCAGCAGGTTCTGGGTAAGCCCCGAGATTGCACTCGACCCGCCTGCGGCCGCCGGCGCGGTCGCGCTCATCTCCGCGTTGAGCTCGCGCATGCGCACACGGGTCGCGGCGGCGACGCGCGTCAGCTCGGCCCCGGAGAGGTTCGCCGTGGACGACAGGCGGGTGTATGCGGCCTGGGTCTCGGCCAGCTCGCTGCGGATCGCCGCAAGCGAGCGCACCCCCAGGGTCTGGTACGCCTGTTCGTTCCCGGCGCCGGCCAGTTCGCGCTTGAGTGCGGTGACGCGCTCGCGCGTGGCGGCAATCGCACGCGCCTGTTCCTCGGCCGACAACTGGCCGGACCGCGACAGTTGTCGGTAGGCGTCTTGGGTGCGGGTGATTTCCGCACGGATGTCGGCGAACGCGCGCACGCCGAGCGTCCGGTATGCCTCGGCGGCTGCGGCGGCCCGGCCGCCCTGGAGCTGGTCGGTCAGATCTGCGATCTTGGCCTCGGCTGCCGCCGCGGCCTGGGCGAGCTCAGTGCCGGTGAGGCGGCCGGACCTGGCGAGCGTCGTGTAAGCCGTGCTGGTCTTGGTGATCTCGTCGCGCAGGCTGGCAAACGAGCGCATGCCCAACTGCGCAAAGGCATCGTCGAAGCCGGTGCCGCTGAGTTCGCGCTGCAGCTCGGCGACGCGAGCTGCGGCGGCTTCGGCCGCGCGGCTCAGTTCCTCGGCCGATAGCTTGCCGCTGGCCGACAGGGTGTAGTAGGCAGACTGCGTGCGCGAGATCTCGGCGCGGATGTCCTGGAAGGACCGGACGGCGAGCGTGCGCCAGGCGCCGCCCAGGTTGTCGGTGCTGAGTTGGCGATTGAGCTGCCCAATGGCGTCGGTTGCCTGCCGAGCAGCGCGAATTTGCTCGTCGGCAGAGATCTGCCCGGATCTCGCCAGCGACTTGTATGCGTCTTCGATGGAGGCGATCTGAGCACGGATGTCCGTGGCGCTCTGCAGCCCGAGAGTGCGATAGGCGGCGCCAATATCGTCCGATGCAGCCCTTGCCCCGGCGCGCATCGTGTTAAACGATTGAGTCGCCTCCGCCGCAGCGCCTTCAAGGGCGCGCACGAATTGCTGCGTGGCCGCCGTAAGTGCCTGGACATCCCGGGCGCCGTCCTGGCCGAGGGTCTGGTATGCCTCGCCAATGCCGGTTGAGGCGGCCTTGGCTCCATCGCGCATGGCGTTAAACGACTGTGTGGTCTCACTCGTCGTGCTGCCCAGCGCGCGCACGAATTCCTGCGCAGCCAGCTTGAGCCTGAGAGTGAGTTCCAGATCCATGTCGTCTACCTGAGTCGCGGGAGGAACCTAGTGCGGTTTAACCGCACCGCACCAGGCTTACTTCTTGTGAGCTTCTTTGAGATCCGCCAACGCGCTGAGATAGACCCTGTACGGGTAATCCCAGGCGTTGGGATGGCCGAGCCGGATCAGGGCGCAGACACTGCGCTCGAAGGCGGCGAGGCGGTGCTCCGGCCGTTGCGCGCGCCGATCTCCGCCAGGCGCTCCCGCAGGTCGAAAAAATGCGAGTTCACCTCCTTCATGCCCGCGATGACCTTGTTGATCGCCGAAGGGGTCAGGCTCGCCACGGCATCGAGGGTGATGTCCGACATCAGGAGCAGCTCCCGCAGGGACACGTCGCGGAACAGCAGCAGGTCGACCACATCCTGGTCCGCATGCGGCTGCGTCAGGTCGGCGAACCAGACGCGGATCTCGGCCACCGTCAGCTCACGGACAGTGACCGGGTTCGGATCAAGCGGAATTACCTTGGTGAGATGCATGGCGGGCCTTTTCCGTTATTTCCGTTACTGCGCCGCTACCGGGACTCGCACGATGCGCCCGAACTGGCCGAACTCGGGGGTGTACGGGCGGCTGGGGTCGATCAGCGCCTCGCCCGAGATCTCCATGCCGGCGATGTCCGTGCTGATCAGGGAGAGCTCCTTGAGCGGGTCGGTCGACACCTTGTAGAACTCGACAATGACCGGCGCGTTGTTCTCGGCCAGGTTGATACCTTCGTACCGCAGGAAGATCTCGGGCTGGGGCGCGGTGAACACCGATACGGATTCGACGGCGCCGTGGGTATAGGCGGCCTTGAAGGGCTGCACCAGGGTGCCCACGTTCTTGAGGGTGATCGCACCGAAGACCGGGTCCACCTCGTAGTTGGCCTCCGGGACCGTCGCCGGCGTGCTGGCCGAATCGGTCAGGACGACGTCGGATACGCCGGGGTAGCTCAAAGCCACGCGATCACCCGCGATGAGGCCCGCCGGCAGCGCTTCGCCGGTGGCGCTGCCCGATGCCACCTTGCTGGTGGTGCCATAAAGCGCCAGCGCCAGGTTGTCGTTGGAGCGCTCCATCAGGGTCATGGACAGGGTGAGGCCCTTTGCCGTGACGATCTTCTTGGCGCTGGCGGCCTGGCCGGAATAGGATTCCTTGCGTTCCTTGGTTTCGGTAGCCAGCGTCGCCTTGAAATCGCTGACATCGAGCAGCCAGCGCAGGGCTTTGGTCACGCCGTTCAGACGGAGCGCGGCATAGACCTTGCCTTGCCCGTAGAAATAATCGCTCATCTTGATGCTCCTTTGGGTTGCGGATGCGGGGCCGGCGTTTAACGCTGGCGGCTGCGGGTGGCGGTGTCGGTGGTGTCGGCCACCTCGGTGGCTGCGGTGGAGGCGGCCAGCTTGCCGATGCCCTTGGCTTCGAGCCAGGTGGCATCGGTCGGCGGCACTGCGATGGTCTTGCCCTCGGCGTGCTGCTCGCCGGCATGCTTGTGGTCGCGCTGCAGCGTGACCAGGACTTCCGTGGTTTTCTCGGTCATGTCTTTCCCAATACGAGGTGAGAGGTTCGAAACGTGAAGGGGTAGTAGCCGTAGCCGTCCCGATAGCCAGGCTTGGCGCCAGGCGCGCGGCGCAGCGCGGTTAAACCCTGACCTGGTGCCCAGCCCGTGAGTGCCTTGAGCATCTTGGCAATCAGCGGGCCGGCTTTCCTGCGCGCGCCTTCGCCGGTGGTCACGGTGCCAGCGTGCTTCACCACCAGGACCACCATCCAGAGCTGGTGGGTGAGCTGGGCTGGACCGCCGCCCTGCGCGGCCGCGCCCTGGGGCACTTCGTCTCCCATGTAGATCACATGCGCAACGGGAGTCGCCTTCGTCCAGTCCTTCGCGGACTCCAGCGTGTCGGCGGTCAGCACATAGCGCAGCTCGGGCAAGGACGCCTTGAGCCGCTCGACCAGGAGGGGCTCGCCGACCAGGTAGTCTTCGGTGGGGCTCACCAGTTGCCTCCGCCGAAGTCGTTGCGGCCCTGGGACACCTGCACCGTGTCACCCGTCTTCGCCACCGTGCCGCTGTCGTCCAGGCCGAGAGACAGCTTGCCGTCTGCAATGCCACGCAGCAGCTTGACCTGGCTCGCATACCGGATCGCGGCGGCATGCTTTTCCTGGATGTCCATGTACAGGTGGTAGCGCGCGAGATCGAGCGCCACGCGGCGAAGCACCGAGGGTGTGCTGGCCAGCGGCAGCGAGTAGCGGGCGACCAGGTAGGTGTTGATCTCGGCGGCGGCCTCGGAGATCGCGCCGGCCACGCGGGCCGCATCGATTTCCCCGGTGGGCGGATCGGCTTTGTCCGTGAGCTCGATGAGCTCGTCGGCGCCGAACGTCAGCACGAGATCGTCCAGGGTGCAGTAGGTCATGGCCGCTTAGCTTTGCTTCTTGCCAGTGGCCGGCTTGGCCTGTTCCGCGGCGGCGGCCTGGGCGGCTGCCGCCATCTGTTCCGCTTGAGCGGCCGCCGCCGCGCCGGCTTCTTCCCGGGCGACCAGGTCGGCCTCGCGCTCGTCGAGCTGCAGCTTGCGGTCGTTCAGCTCGGCCTGGAAGTCGGAGAGCGTTTTCTCCAGCCGCGCGAGCTGGTCCGAGCGCGCCTGGATCTGTGCCAGCGTGAGCGTGCCGCCATCGCCCGGCGCGGCATCACGCAGCGTGCCGTCCTCGTTCATCACCATGTCGGTTTCGAACGCGACCAGCGACGGGTCATCGACGAGCTGGGCGAGAACGTGCGAAGGAAGCGTGTCCAGCGGGATGTTTTTCGGAACGGCACCGAATTCCATGCCGGCGCGACGAAACCCTTCGCGCTTGGCGACCACCCGCAGCACCTTGACTACTTTGGCCATTTGGCCCTCCTGATATGGTTGATTCTGGTTGCACCGGAGCCCAGCTCGGCCGAGGGCTCCGGGTCGCGCTTCCCCCGCGTTTACGGCATCACGCGGTCATACGGGGCGGGAGGTGTCCCGATTAGGCAAGCCAGGGCGTCACCAGGACGTCCACCACGTCGCGGTTGATGTTGGTGGCGCCGGCCGCGTTCCGCTCGGCCTTGACCACCTCCAGTGCCTGGGCGCGCATGCTGGGGGGCACCACCAGGAGCTTCGGGCGGATGCCCAGCGGATTGCCGTTGTCGCCCTTGGTGGACTGCATCGCCGCATAGGCATCGTTGAATGCCTGGCCGTCCAGGGCTTCCCGGCTGGCATAGGCCAGTTGCCAGAGGCCGAAGCCGACGTTGCTGCGGGCGTCGACGCCGTAGACGTATTCCTTCCGGTTGAAGACGTTGTCGTCGTCTTCCTTGTCGCGGGCCACGAAGTTGTACGGCTTGCGCACCTGGTAGATGATCGGCTTGATCACGCGGGTGGTGTCCAGCAGGAACCACGGGGTACCGCTGCCGCCCTGGAAGTTGGATACCGAGGCGGTGCCGCTGCCCGGCGCCATCACGGGGTGATCGGTATCGAAGAAATACTGGCCGTCGTAGCACGCACGGTTGAAGCCGTTCTTGAGCAGGCCCCAGGTCAGGATGTCCGGATGTTGCTTGGCGTCTTGTCCCAACTGGGAGACCGCGGGCGTGTACAGGCCATAGGTATCGTCTTCGATGGTCCTGCGCGGAATACCGATGGTGTTTTCCCACTCCTTGTTCTTGATGGTGAAGTCGTGGGTACCCAGGTTCTGCACCACGCGATCACCGATCCATTCGCGGAAGCTAGTGCTCTGACCGAGCCAGGGATAGACCTCTTGACTGGTGGTCGACGGCACCTGCATTGCGATCTGCGCGTAGTCGGAGGGCGCGCCCGCGAAAGCGTTCTGGAAGGTCAACTTGAAGCCGCGGAACATGGCGTCCAGGTTCGCGCGGTTGATCAGCATGCCGGCGGCCGCGAAGCCCAAGGCGCGCTCGTCGGGCACGAAAAGACTGGACACCAGGGCGGGCGCCGAGGCCGCGTGCGGCATGAGCAGGTGCACGACCAGGACGGTGGCGATGGCGGCGGCCGCGGCCGCGGCAAAGAGCAGCAAGCCAGCCGAGCGGAGAGAGCGTTTCATGGGATGAGGCTCCTGAAGTGGAAGGGGGGGGGTGTTACAGGGCGATCCAGACGCCGCCGGCATCCACGTCCCGGACCTTGCCGGCCACGGAGCGCGTGGCGGTGCCGTCCGTCTTTGCGACGGTCTGGTCGTCGACGATGTAGGCGTCCTTGCCGACGTCGGCCAGCGTGATCTGGTCGGCCGCGGCCGAGTTGTCGAAGCGCCAGACCTCGCCGCGGCGAACCGGCACCAACACGGCACCGTTGGCGCCGCTGGTGTTGTCGACTGGCTCCTCGGCGATGCCGACCGAGATCAGGCCGGTGGCGGTCCGGCCGGGAGCGGCCCAGCCGCCGTCCAGTACCACCTGGGTGCCTGCGAAAATGCGCACGCCGGCCTTCGCCGGGAAGGCGAAGTTGGTCCCGGCGCGGCGCGGGGTGTTGCGATCTGCTACTGCAGCGGACATGCCCATCTCCTAGAAATGAAAGGCAACGGTAGGACGGCGACCAAGTCGGCCGCGGTTATGCCTGCTCGGCCAGGCTCTTTTTGTAAGCTTCGGGATCGATGCCCATCGACCGGCAGACCGCCAGCTCGCCTTCCGACAGCTCGGTACGCGGCTGACCGGACGGGGTCTTGCCTTCGGTCTGCATGCCCTTCAGTGCGGCGATGGGCTGCGCCTTGTCCAGGAAGGCCCGCAGCGATGCGATGTCCTTGGCGCCGAGCTCCTTGGCCCAGCTTTCCTGAGCCGGCAGCAGCTTGCCGGTGCTCAGCGCGCCGGCGACCAGCTCGTCGACGTCGCGCCCTTGGACTTGCGCGCTGAGCGCTGCGACCTGTTGCTGCACGGCCGCCATCGCCTCGATGGGCACGTACATGGCCGGGTCGACATGGCCGCCGCTGGACTTCAGCGCGGCGATCTCGGCATCCTTGCCGGCGATGGTGGCCACCTTGGTATTCAGGGCGGCGATCTCGGTGTCCTTGGCCTGGGCCGAGTCGGCCAGGGCCTTCAGCGCCGTGAGGCCGGCGGTGGCGCCGGCTTCGGTGTGGTCGTTCAGGCCGAGTTTCTTCAGCAGGTCAATAAGCCACTGGGGCATGGTGTTCTCCTCGTCGAGGGGGAGTTGGAAATGCGCTGCCGCCCGCAGCGCAACTTCGGACATTCCATCCAGGGCGGGGAAATTGGTCAGGGCTGCGTGCAGGATCTGCAGCACCTCGCCGGTATGGCGGTCGTAGGTGAAGACGGGGGACAGGTAGATGTACTCGCGTGCCCCAATCATCTGGCGGGCGCGGTCCGTCCAATCGGTATCGATGGCGAACAGACCATTGCCTTCGCGCCAATCCATCTGTTTGAAGAAGCCGGCGGCTGGGGCAGGCTGGCCGTTCTTCTCAGCGTTGAGGGTCTGGTGCTCGTAGTCGATGACGATGCGCCGGGCGTCGGCGTTGGCCTGAGCGATCAGTCGCTGGGCGACCTCAGCCGTGCAGATCCAGGCCGCACATTCGGTCGGTCGGCCATCGCGAGCGCGGAAGCTGCCAGCAGGCAGCAACTGCAGCGGGGCCACCTCGCCGGCATCGGTCAGGGTGACTTCGAAAGAGAGGGTGGCAACGCCAACGGCAGTTCGCTTCATGTCGCCATCGTGCCGATGGCGACGCTACAAACACAGATGGAAGCGTTTCAGGGGGGAGGCACCCCGGGGGAATCTTGCGTATGCGAGGTGGGGATGTCGGGCGCGATGGCCGCGCGGAGGCAATTTAACCGCTGTTTAACGGGCCGATCAAGCTCCGTCCGCCTCGTCGCCGGTGCAGGGGCGGAAAATGGCACGTAAACGCCTCAGATCGCCTCGCAGGTTGGTTCCCTTATCTGGCGTGGCTTTCCGGGCGATTTACGGGGCCGACAGGTAGTCCCCCATGAATTCGAGGATGTCGGTTCGCGCATCCGGTGTCAATTGCTTGTCCTCGGTGATGGGCAGCATGGGCCGGGCCGGGATCTCGGTCTTGTGATCCCGGCCGGCCATGCCGCCTAGCTGCTGAATCGCCGCCTGGACCTTGTTGGACCCGACCTGTGCATAGTCCGACCCGGAGTCCGGGGTGAAGCTCGCTGCGAGCTCGCCCGTCACCTGGAGGATGCGCCCTGGCCAGGTTCCGTCCTTGGTGCGGGCCGCCTTGGTCGAGTCGGCGAGATCCCGCCATTTCGTGGGGTCGCCCTGGGCCGCGAACGCAGCCTCGGTGTGCGACAGCAGGATGCTGGCGATATGCTGCATCGCCGGCTGTGCGTCCGTCGCCCGGTTGGCGAGCTGCTGCAGCACCGCCCGGATCTGCGTGTCGTCGACGTCCAGTTGGATGAGATCTGCCATTTGAGGGCTTTCCTTGTTTCGTCTATAGTGGGGGTTGCCGCCGTGACGACAGAAAGTCGCCGGGCTGTTCGCGGGGGCCGCTTCTACGCGGTCGCTACATGAGGGACTCCGGATAAGGCCATCAGGCAGTAGCTCCGGGATGGCGCCCCTCCACGGCGGCACTTCTACTCAATCTTCCCCATCAGCACCTGGTAGCGCCCCGAGTTGGCCAGGTCGCCTTTCTCCGCCAGGCCAGCCGTCCGTACTGCGTTGCGCACCAGTTTTTCCCGCCCCTGCTTGTCCCGTGTCTGTTGTGCGTAGTCCACACGAATCACCACCTTGGCGAGCTGTGAGCCTGGCGCGTCCGGAAAGACGTAGATCAACGCAGGGTCTTCGGTGTCCCACAACACCGCCTCCGCATTCGCCAGGCTTTGGGGCAGGCTGAGCAGTCCTTCCTGGGAGAGTGCCCAGCCACGGGCGGCCTTGGTATCGCGTGCCAGGTGCAGCAGCTCGGCATCGCGCAAGGTCAGCGCCGCGGTTTGTGGCCGCACGCCGAGCTCGCCCAACCGCGCGAGCACCTCCGGTTTCAAGGCACCCACCACGCGGTAGTTGTTGCTGGCCTTCCCCGCGTCGATCACGGTGGCGGCCCAGGTGCGGAACTCGGCGGCGATCTGGGGCAAGACCAGACGCATGGCCGCGTCCATTGCGCGCGCGCCGAGCTCCGGATCGGCGAACTCCACCTTGCGGGCCAGGATCAGGGCTGACTGCTCCAGGGCGGCCGCGCCGGGGTTGAAGTTAAATCCGACATCGGGATAGAAGGTGATCGGCTTGCCGTCGTGCGTGATCCGCACTCCGGTCACTTCCGCTCGGTAGATCTCGCCGGTGCGGGGGTCGGTGCCAGCATCCAGTTCGCGCGTGACCAGCAGGCCCTCGCTGGAAGAGACCACCAGGCCAAGCCGTTTCATTTGCCGTTCGGACAACGCCACCACGCGGCATCGGCAGTTGTACCCATTCGGTGGGAACAGCGTTTGCCAGATCGGGTCATCCCAGCGGAAGACACGGCCATTTAACGCCGCATGGGAGGGCCGGGTGCGGCCGTCCATCACTGCCACGTACATCCAGTACGGGGCAAAGCGCACGTTGGCCAGCATCTGCTTATAGCGCCCGGCCATCATCGCGCTCTGCATGTTGGTGCGATAGATGGTCTCCAGCCGGCGCGGGCTGCCCAACTGCGCGACCTCGGCCTCGCCAGCGCCGTCGACGATGATCTGCTTGCCCCACCATCCCTTGGCCTGCAGGATGGGTGTTAAATTCTTCTTGAAGGTGGCGAGAGTGCTGCCAGTCTCCAGCGCCCGCTCAAGCGCTCCCCGGATGTCTTGGAGGATGTCCAGGCGGGCGGCCTTGGCAACGGTGAATGCCTGGACATGCGCGGCGTCCCGGACCTCAAACCAGTTCCAACTGATCTGGAACCCCTTCTGTTTCACGAAGGCGATGGCATCCTCGGGCTTCATGCCAAAGATGGCACGCACATCGGTGGCGGAGAGAGAAGGCACGGATCAGGCTGCCGATTCGTCGTCTGCCGCCAGGCGCCCGACCAGGTCGGCGGCGAACAGCATGTTGGAAAGCGTTTCCTGCAGTTGGGTGTCGTCCATGTTCGGGAACGCATCGGCCAGCAGGGCCAGCACCGCATCGGGACTGTCGGCGGCCTGGACCTGCGCAAGCAGGTTGACCATCAGCGCCGCGGCCTGGTCCTGCAGGCCGCCATTGGCACCCAGGCGGGTCACGGCTCCATCGAGCAGGGTCTGGTCGGGGAAGGACGGCTCCGACGCCGCGCGCAGCGCCGCCCGCGCCGCGGCCGGCGGCTCGGGCGGCGTCACGGGAGCAGCACTCCGGCGAGCCAGGATCGGCTCGTCGGCCTGGCGGTCCGGGACGCCGAATTTCCGCCGTGCCCACTGCTGCGGCACCTCCAGCCCCACGTCGACCATCTTGGGTATGGCGTCCGACAGCGCGGCGATGTCCTCCGGCTCCCGGGCATCGAATACCAGGCGCGGCCGCCGGCGGGGATCGTCGATGGTCTGCCCGTTTAACACCAGGATCGGGAACACCAGGTCACGAGACAGGGTTGGGCCGAGCTGGCGGCAATCCGAGGCGGACAGATCATGCCGTACCTCGTTGTGAACGTTGCCCAGGGCATTGGTGGAGCTCTTGCCGTCCGCCTGACTGGTCAGCGTGCCGCCAAGGATCGCCTTGGACATCGAGCGTTCCATCAACTCGACCATCGCCTCGAATGGCACTTCCGTTCCCACGGCGGCATTCTCGAAGTCGATGGACATGGTGTCAGGGATGATCCCGGCCGCAGAGTGCCCCAGCTGCGTGACCGCGCGCAGGAGCGCAGCCTTTTCCGCATCGCCCGAGCCGGAGGGGTATTTCCCCAGGCGGAGAGGCATGCCGTAGATCTCCAGCAGCTCGGCCAGATCCCGCACCGCGTAATTCTTGAACAGGTACGGGAATGCCAGGATGCGATGCAGGCCGGCTCGCGCCACGTAGCCCGACTTCGCGCGATGGATGTGCCTCACCCAGCCGAAGGGGATCAGCTCGGCCCCATCCGGAGAGTTGTCGCACAGATGCAGCGCATTCTGGTCATACTGCGAGACCTGAAACCATGACTGCGGCCGATGGTGAAGTGATTTGGGGAGCCATGTGCGCCCCAACTGCTGCCACTCGATCTCCAGGCAGGAGAAGCCGTGGCCGATGCCGTCCAGCGCATCGAGCAGGATGTCCTCCCAGCCCGCGAGATCGGTCATGAGCTCCGCTGCGAATTCGGCCTGCTTTTTCTCGGCGGCGCTCGCGTTCGGCGGTGGCTGGATCGTCCAGTCAATCGACAGGATGGCACGCTTGCGCTTGCTCATCTCGGCGAACAGGTGCGCGTCGCGCTCTTCCATATCCGCGAAGAGTTCGGCCTGCGCCTGGAGGTTGCCTTTCTCGGCTTCCTCCAGGATGCGCACCAGCTTCATCGGCGTCAGGCCGCGTGCCGGGTGATTGGCGTACTCGCGCTGGAGCTGGGTGAGCTGTGCGGTCTGCGGCTCGGCCAGGACGCGCCGGTCGATGGGCTTGCCGTATTGGTCAAGAATGGTCGCCATAGTCTTACCAGTTGCCTCCAAAGAGGCCGTTGTCATCTTCGGCACCGGCGTTGCCCTCTGCCATCGAATGGTGGCGTGGCGCCGGCGTGAAGTCGAAGTTCCCGGCGCCGCGACTGATGGCGATGGCGTGCAGGAGGTGCAGCGCGGTGAGGCCGTCGTAGTGGTGATTGGTCTGCGGCTCCGGCCAGGTGTCCAGCTCGGACAGCAGCTGGGCCTGGCTCGCGTGGAACAGAATCGTCGGCACGAGCGGATCGGTAACGAACGGCTCTAGCGAATCGATGCGTACCGGGGCTGGCACCGTGGCCGTCACGCCAACGAGCGGCAGCGCCACGCCCTTGCGTGCCGCGTCCTGGATGAAGGTCTGCCGCGAGTGCTCATAGGCGTTGTTGTTCTCAAAGGCCCAGGCACGGCATTTGAATTCTTGCTGCGCTGCGATCAGGTCGGAGCTGAGCTTGGAGGGCACACGGCGCTTGATAAGTGCCGTGATCACATGGAGTTTCATGTTCCAGGTGTCCAGGCCACCGATGACCAGCGCGGATGGGTCCGACGTTTCCCCCGCGCCCATCGACGGATCGCAGCCGCCGTACATGATCCAGTGGTGCAGGCGGGATACCCAGAAGGTGATCTTGCCGAAGACCTTCTCGTCTTCCGAGCGCGGATCACCTTGCATCTCGGTGTTGAACGCCTTGCGCGCGGTGGCGCGCTGACGCATCAGCCAGAACAGCGGGCGGACGGACGGCCACGAGATCACGGCACCCAGCTCCATCTCCACCCGGTGTGCCAGGTAGAACAGGTACGACGGCAGCTCCGTTTCCGGTACCACGCGGCCGGCCTGTGTCGCGGCCTCGACGAAGGGCTTGTCGTCGTTGAGCATGAGCTGCTCGCATTCCTCCCACAGGTTCATGTGGGTGGGCAGCGTCTCGATGGCGCGGAAATGGTGGACGGTGTGACCGATGGTGGCCTTGGCGCGCGAGATCGGATCGTCCTTCTGCAGGACCGTGCCGACGCCCATGTATTTAACCGTGCCGTCCGGCGGTCCCAGATAGTCGATTGCCTTGGTCAACCAGGTCCAGCGGTTGTCCCGCTCGGTCGGGCTCTTGGCTTCCGCATCGGTGATCAGATCGTCGCCCATGAGCAGCTTGGGCCGGGACGCGCCGTGGAACGTGCCACGGATCGCCTGCTCGGCCCCGAAGGGCTCGACCTTCACGCCGGTCTTGGTGATGATCTCCCCAACCTTCCAGGTCGGCCCCTTGCCGCACACCTCTGGGAAGTCCAGGGCCAGCGCAGCATTGACCGTCAGCTCGGTCTTGATGACCTCCAGCAGCTTCGTGGGCAGCTTCGTCTCGGCGCCCAGCAGGATGATGTAGTCGATGAAGGGCGGCAGCTCGCCAGTCCAACCCACCTCCTTGCGGATATCGGGGCGCTGCAGCAGCCCCTGCACCGCACACCATACCGGGCCGACCTTGGTGAGCATCGACGACTTGGCCTCACCACGAGGCGCGATCCACCATTCTTTAACCCCGCCGGGCTGGCGCAGGAGTTGCGGAAACCGCGAGCAAAACTGCGCCTGGAACAGCGACGGCGTGCCGCGGATGTGGTGGGGGAAATAGGTGTAGGCGAAGAACTGGAAGTCGCCGTCGACCAGGACGCGCCGGCGGCGCGCCGCAATCGCGGCCGGACTTGCGTCCAGGCCGCTCTGGAAAGCTTCGATGTCGCGCCGGAGTTTGCCGCCGAGTTCCTTCAGCTCGTCAAGGAACTCCTTCTCGGAGAGCTTGATCAGGTCAGCCATAGGCACGCGCCAGCTCGCGGCCGAACGGGTCGAGGATCTCGGCGAAGACGCCGATCTGGTCGGGGTGGTGTTCCTTCACGAACAACGCCAGGCGCTGCAGGACGTCCATTGCCGTGGCGAGCTCCGACGTCTCGGGCAGGATGCGCTTGCTGGCCGAGATGGTCTTGTTGTAGGCATCGGCCAGGCTTGCCAGCAGGGAAACCTTGTCGCCGGGCTTGAGCTTCTCGTCCGTCGTGATGGATTCCATCGACGCCTGGTACTGCATGACCAGGCCGGCCAGCATCTGGCGCGCGATGTCTTCGATGGTGCCGCCGGCGAGCAGCTGGGCGGCCTGGGCCTTGTCCCAATCATCGCCGGTCTCCCGCGCATCCGCTTTCCACCGGCGCGCTGTGCCGTAGGACACGCCGGCCTTGGCGGCGGCGAGCTCCAGCGACAGCCGGTCGAAAACGAACGCACTACGGACCCGGTCCCGGGTCGCTTTGTCGTGGGCCATAGGTGCTTACAGGCCCAGCTTGACTTTTGCGACTGCGACACCGACCGAGGTGAACACGGACGCCAGGGCGCCGGCCACGGCGCCGGTGGTTGCGGCCTTCACTTCCACAGCACGCAGGCGGCCGTCCATCTCTTCGAGCTTGCCGTCCTGGCGCTTCTGGTTGTCCAGCATCACGTCCAGCTTGCCCTCGATGCGGCCCAGCGCCTGAGCCTGCTCTTTGTCGTTCATCAGGTTCTCCGGGGAAACAGTTGTCTGTCCAGGCGAGCCTGGCAGTTGATGCAGAAGCGGCAGCCGGGCACGGCAAGGCGGCGCGCCTCGGGTATGGGGAGCCCGCAATCCGCGCTCTGGCACGTCACGGCCGACGTGCCAGTGGTGACTCGTGCGCGAATCGCGGCAATGATGGCTTCGCGCTCACGGCGCTCCAGATCGCTGGCGTTGTCGAGCGCGCGATTACTGAGCACCGGCACCTTCTTCGTAGTCGATCAGGCGATTGAGCTGGGCTTCGATCTCCCGGGCACGCGCGCCATAGTCGATGTGGTGGTTCAGGACGTCGGCTTGATCGACGGCGGCCGGGGCGAGCTCGTCGACTCGCGCAGCGGTTGTACCGGCGTCGGCCGTTTCAGCAGGTACGCCGGTGGCTTGGGCGGAATCGGGCACTGCAGCGCCGATGGCGGCGTTGTACTCGCGCACCCAGCCGCGAGTGAACACACAAACAGGCAGAGGCTGCGGCGCAGCACTCGGCGCCGCGCGGTAGACAGACGTGACATTGGGCACCTTGGCATGCTGTTGGGAAGCCTGGTCGGAGATCGCGCGGGTATCGGCGATGAGCTGGCTGGAGAGCAGGTCGCCGAACTGGAGGCGAGTGCCGAACTGCCGGACAGCCTGCAGCGCGGTGGCTGCGCTGTCCTGTTGCACCTTGGCCTGGTACGTCTGCAGCTCGGCCGCACCCTGCGCGGTGCCGCGCGACCATCCGAAGATGACGCCCGCGACGAGGCCAAGGGCCAGCCCCACCAGGCCGTCGTAGATCTGCTGGCTACTCGGCATTGGGGAATCTCCGGTTGCGCGCGACCTGGGCGAGGCGCATCAGCGCGGTGTAGCCACCGACCGAGCCGAGATAGGCCCACCAGATTTCCGGGCTGAGCTGGTTTTCCCAGCCCGCACGCACGAACAGGATGGTGGCGACCAGGTTCGCCACGTTGGGCCAGAGCTTGGTGTGCGAGAGCCGCCCGGTGTTCGCGTCGGTGATGAGTTCGACCAGGCGCTTCATGCCAGGCCCGCCAGCCACATGGCTTCGTTGATCACGGACTCGCTGTAGGGCTGCTGGCCGTTCTCATGCTGGATGATCCCCATGACCAGGCCGCGCATGATCTTCAGGTTGGTCACGTCGATGTGCACGTTGGGATTGACGCCGACCGTGTGAGCGACGGCGGCGATGTATGCCTCGGTGTCGTTCTCGCTCTCGGGTGCCCAGCGGCTGATGATCTCCCGGACCGTGTCGATACCGGGATAGCCGACGCCATTCTTGCCGGTCTTGCTGCCGTAGTTCACCAGGATGCGGCAGATGGCGCGAATGCCGAACCGCGCCTCGGTGAACTGGCAGAACGCGGGATCGGTGCGCATGTACGTCGGGACCAGGCCCTGCCAGTCATCGGCCCAACGGATGTTGCCGGGATTGTTGTTTCGGATGCCGCGCGGCTGTGCCACGAATTTCCCCCTGAAATGAGATGCTCTTTTCGGGGATCAGTCTCGCGTGTACGGTGCCCACTTCGGAGAGTGAAGGGTTTCAGGGGGGAGCCATCAATGACGAAGCCCCGCGCGAGGGCGGGGCTTCATGGGAAAGGCGGGGTCAGAACAGTGTAGCCTGAGATTCTGGCGAGCGTCCATGCCGGTCGGTTTCCTTGAGAATCATCCAGATCATGCGATCCGACTTGCGATAGAGGGGCGCAAGCGCGGCGACGGCTCGCATTGCGCCATGCCCTTCCTTCTGGGTCAGGCGGTCGAAGTCGGCGCGGATCTGGCGATTGCGCAGCTCCCGCAAGGCTTCGTCGCACAGCGCGATGTACAGCTCCCGGTTTCCGTACAGATCGACCATCTTCATGGCGGCCTCGTCGCCGATCTCCCGCGCCAGGCTTTGGAATTGGACTTCACCAGCCTGGCTGCGGCGCAGCGGCACGCGGAAGGTGCCGCCGCCAAAGACCTTCACCAACTGCAGCGTGGCGACCACGCCGATGCTGTCCAGGATCTGCTGGATCGCGTTCGGCAGCAGCCCCTTGACGTCGAGCAGCTCCATGTCACCTCCCATTGCGGTTGGCATCTTTCTGCAGCGCCGCGGTGATGCGCCAGAGCTGATCCGGCGTGCACCAATCGAGCTTGTCCACCTGGAACATGCGGCGGGCCATCGCGTCGGCATACGACCAGGGCCGCTTCGCTTCGGCCAGGAGAGCCTCGATCTTGCCGATGAGTGCATTGCGGTCCCCGGCCGGCGTCGGCCGCCGGCCGAAGTTGCGCACCGGCTTGAAGCCGCAGTTCTCCAGGTGGCGCAGCACCTTGGCGGCACCGAGCGGTGTCAGCTCTTTCGACGAGGACACGCCGCCGACGCTCAGCAGCATTGCGCGATAGGCGTCGTCGTCCATTGCCAACTGCTTCTTGGCGACGTGGATCTTGGCGATGGTGGTGTTCGTGACCATGTTCTCAGCCCTCCGCGCCATCTCGCATGGCCGCGATGATCTTCTTTTGCACGTCGTGGAGAAAGCCCCTGACGCGCACGGTCTTGCCGGTGTCGAGAGTAATCTCCACGCCGTAGTCGCCGTTGTAGTCGATCTGGTGCAGGGACAGGATGCGCTCGCCGACGACGTGAACCGGGGTTCCATACACGCCATAGGCTGTCAATTCAATGAAGGTCATGCGACACCGTCCTTGGATGCACCCGCTCCGCTTCTCATGGAGAAAGCGTTGCGCATCCTGATGACCATCACACTGAAGTCGTTGCGACAGGAAAGATCTTTTCCTGCCGGATGGCGACGCTCCCACCGCTCCACCTTCTTGGTGAACCGATCCCAGGCAGCATCGTTCTCCGGCGAGTCTTCGATTGGTGGCACATCCTGAGGCCGCTTGCGATCATGGGCGATGCACTTATCCCGGAATTCCTCAGCTGACCGCTTGTCGAAGAACCCACAGATAGGGGTACTTCCCTCATACGAAGTGTCGGCCATGACCAGATAAATGGTGCGTTTCACAGCAGCTCCTCTTGCGCGCTCCTGGCGGCATCGATCTTCGCGCGCACATCGTCAATCGTCGTCGCGCGGTCCACGTTAAATACTGCCTGGATAGCCCTCTGCTCTGCCGTCATGGGCTCGTCGTTGATATAGGCCAGCATCGCGCCCATGAGAGCGACGAAGCGAACCGCATCGTGGCCGTCCTGGTGGCAAGGCTGCGCCGCAGCCGGGAGGGCACGAATCCCCTCCGCGACCTCGTACAGTTCCGCGCTGTATTCCTCGTGGGTCACGGAGCAAAACTCGAACGTGCCCGTATCTGGATCAGCTGCGCCAAACTCCGAATCGTGGTCCTCTCGGCGCTTGTCCACCCACTTCGCAGCAGCTTCGATGCCGTCCGCGAACGTCAGCGCCTTGGCGCTCGGTTGCAGGGTGACAGAGTGGCGCAATGCCCATTCCGCCTTTTGCGCCGGACCCATTGTGTATCCGGGCCGATCATCGGGGAGTTGGTCCAAGGCATCGAGTGCATTCGACAATGCATCGAAGGAGCTGGAGTCCAACACGTGGATACGACCGTCCTCACCCTCGCGTTCTTCGGAGTCTTCCAATGCGAGGAACGCAGTGGATGCCACCTTGACCAGCAGGTCAACGACGGCCCGATTTGGCGCCACTTTAGAGGACTCCTCGGGAGAGGGGATGTCCGCGGCGCCGGTCGCAATGGCGCCGGTCGCTGCCGCGACGGCAGCGCATGCTGCTCGACGCATCGTTTCCTGCGTCGACAGGGGAAATTGGCCCCACGTCTGCCCGTTGGCCCACGCCTCCGGGTAGAGCACCTGGCAAACCGCAATCGCGGCGCGCTCTTTCTTTGTGTCCATAGTCACTCCGTTTCTGATTACGTGAGCCTCAGGGCGGGCGTAGCCACCCCGTCGATGCCGCGATGGAGCACGGCGCCCCTTCCCGCTTGGTATCCACTCCATTGGTCGTCTGCGACATCGACGCCGCGGCCAGGCTGGCGACATGTCGTCGTCAGCGTCTTGGTGACGGCATAGTTGGCACGTATGTAGGCGTCGATGGCCAGGCTGCTTGCCTGCGGAATTGCGATGTCCTCGACCAGGCCGCGCACTGCGTGCACCCATCCCTCGCAGAACACGTCAGCCCGGGCGACCTTGTTCTTGGGGCCGCATCGCTTCAGCTCGGTCTTGATGTACGTCGTGCGGGATTTGCGCAGTTGACGGCCGAGCACGCCATATGTGTACTGTGCGATGGTGGCAGCAGCACCCATGCCGATGAATGCATACCCACCCGCGAAGTGCTCTCCCATGACTTGCGTCGAGAAGACCATGTCGCACCCGAAAGCCGAAGCGATCATGCTAACCAGGGCGACCTCATAACGCGGCGGGCGCTGGGTGGCACAGCTCCGGCCCCATGCTTCCTCGACATCGACCGCGGCCAGCTCGTCGGCACTGATGTCATGCATCGCCATTAGCTTCTGCGCTTGGCGCATCGCCGCTGCCGCCTCGTGTGGATTGTCCGATTCGGCCAGCGCGAGGCACTTCTTGATCTTGTCCAGAACGGTATTGCGGTCCATCGTTTCTCCTATGGCTGCTCATCAGTGCCGAACCACCACGCCCGGCAGACACCCCAACTGCGGGGTGTTTCGCACCTACGCGTCTTCCCAGCGGTAGCTCGGTGGCCCGAGGTGGGCCAGCTCGCCGCCGGCCGCATCGAGCAGCTTGAATTTCAGGCGGCCGATGGAAGCCTTGACCAGCGCCTCGCAGGCCGCTTTAACTTCCTGTTCGTGAGCGGCGCCACAGCGCAGCACGTTCGACCAGGAGCCGCTGCTGTTCAGCTTCAGTTGCATCTCGGTGAAGTCCTTGTCCATCGTGGATCTCCTAGCGCAGGCGGAGCACGGGGCTCGGTTTGTTTTCCAGGGTGAGGTCGTCATCGCGGCTGTTGCCCGGCTCTCGCTGGCGGATGTGCTGCGGTTTAACCATTTTCAGCTGCACTTCCGGTTGCTCGCCGATGACGAATTGCGGCGGCGAGTAGCCTGTCTGCTCACATTCCACGGCATTGGTCATCAGCTCCACAAGCTTCATTCCGCCAGAGGCGGGAAGGAGATATTCCCGATAGCCAATGCGCACGACACACATGGGGACAGCCTTCTTCGTGGTTGCCATCTGTGCCCCTCAGATCTTGGCAAGGTCGAGCGAGATAGGGCGGTACTCTTCCGTGTCGCCCACACGCTCGTAGAAGCGGACATAGGTCTTGGTGCCAACAACCTGAACGCTGTCGCTGATGGCGAACATGGCCTGTTTCCACCGCTTGTCCTGGATGTCCAGGCGGCGCAGCGACAGGATGCGGCCGTGGTTGAGCTTGCCTTCCTTGTCGGTGTCGAAGGCGCCCTGGATGATGGTCTTGATCTCCGCGCGGGAGCCTTCCGTCCATTCGGCGAGCAGCTCGTCGATGATCTCCTTGGCGGCCTGCAGGCGCTCGTCGAAGGTGATGTTGTCCGCCCGCGCGATCTGCACCTTCAGGGAGCCATCGAACGAGAACAGGGTGACGTTGCCCTTGGCGCCGCCGACCTTGGCGCCGTACTCCTCTGCGGACATAGAGATGAATGCCTCGATGTCACCGAAGACGCGCTTCTTGAAGTCGACCAGGAGGTCGTGGTGCCGCTTGGCGAGAGCGGCCAGCTCGCCGACGATCTGGTCGCGGGTGCGGTCGATGGGTTTAACCATCGCCTCGGGAATGAGCCGGGCGCGAGCGTCTTTCAGGTAGCCCGCGGGAATGCTGATTGCGGCTTGGGTCATGCGCTTCTCCAGTTGAACTAGTGTTGGGGATGGGACTGCGGTGCCGCGCTGCCGTAGAACACCGGCGCAACCTTGCTCTGCAGGTTGCGAAGGGCCACGTAGCGGGCGTTGTGAGCATGGTGGTGAAGGGCCGACAGCGCCGACGGCGTGATCCAGTCGACCGATTCAGCGAAGGTGATCAACGCCACTGCCATCGCAGTCGACTCAAACACCGTGGCGATGGTCTCGGCGTCACCAACCGCATAGAGGGCGCCGAAGTAGCCGATGGCGAGCTGCTGCAGCTCTGCGCGCCAGACAACCGGCTCCCTGGCAACGCGCTGGAAGTCAGCTTGAAGGCTGGTGATGGTCATGCGCTTTCTCCTGCTTGCTTGGCTTTGTGGATGCCTGCCGCCCGCAGAACGCTCTCGGGGACGGCGGCGCGCGGCGCTGGCTGGTTGAGGGTGGTGGCCTGCATGCGCGAGGGGGCGGTGCCCGCACCGGCATGGCCCGCGCGCTGTGCCTCCGTGCGCTGCTCGGCCTTCGCGGCGGTCTTGTTCGACATGCCCACCACGATGGCTGTCAGGTAGCCGTGGGATTTCAGGGGCAGTTGCAGCGCGCCGCGGTCGCGCCGGGCGAGCGTCTCCTCCATCGCCTGGCGCCAGTAGTCGAGCGGCGCCGGCCAGACGGTGCCGTTGCTGTCCGCGATGGTGCCGCCGCGGATCATCGGCACCAGCTCGCCGAGCAGTGAGGCAACGCGCTCGAAGCGCATCTCGGTCTTGGCCGGCGCGAACAGGCCGACGTAGCCCAGCAGGGGGCGCAGCAGCCGCTCGCCCTCGGGGCTGGCCTGAATCAGCTTCAGGATGGCGTCGCGCACGCCCTCGTGCGCGAAGACCACATCGAGGGTCAGCGCGTTGCGGCAGACCGGGCACTTGAAACTCGGGATAGCCATCAGTTGGCACCTCCCACGGCCTGGAACACCTGGCCGACGTTGATGTCTTTGTTCTTCATGGCTCGTCCTTTCAGATGGAAATGCGAGGGGCGGTGATGCTGGTCGCCTTGGCGGTGGGCTTGAGGGTCAAGCCGATGTCGAACGCGATCAGGGCCACCAGGAGCGTCCAGACCAGGATGCCGAGCCGCGTATGCAGGAACTTGCGGAAGCTGAAGCGGGGTTTCACGACGCGCTCCCCATGAGCTCCTGCAGGCGGGTAAGCAGCCGGTCGCGTTCCTTGGTGTATTCGAGCTCCAGCCACACCAGGTTGCGCTCGGCCTGGAGCAGCTCGTTGCGTTGCCACTCGATGTCACGGTTTGCGCGCAGCTGCTCACGTCCCAGGCGGCGCAGGGCGTACCGCGTGGCGACGAGCGAGCAAGTGCGGCGGATCTCGGCGCCAATGCGGCGCAGGCCGGCACGCAGTTCCATGCCGATGGGACCATCGAAGCGAAGCGCCACGGGCAAAACAACGGTGCCGCGTTGGCGGTTGAGCAGGACACTGCGGTGGTTGCGTTTCATGTGCTCTCCTTTGACGTCAGGTCGATTTGTGGGGCGCCCACTTCGGGCAACGGCAGGGTCTTGTTGTCGATGGCCGCCATCGGCAGCTCGGCGGCGTCCGCCTTCTTCGCGCGGCGTTTAACCACGATGGGTTGCGGCGGGATCGGGCGCGGCTTGTACTCGCAGCCCTGGCACGCCTGCCAGTGGTGCATCTTCATGGGGTTGTGATTCGGCGCCTTGCCGTTGGCCTTCTCGCGGCAGTGCGCGGTGTCGACCCTGGCGCCATCGAACGGGCACACGATGCTCTCGAATGCCTGGCGGTAGCGCCGCTCGATGCGCACGGTGCTGGCCTTGCCGCTGCCATAGGCGCCCAGGCCGTTGAGCAGAATGGACAACGTCGGGCGAGAGATGCCCATCCGCTCCGCCACCACGGCGACCTTGCTGGCCGCGACCTCGCGGCGCAGGCCCTGGAACCAGTCGGCGGCCATGTACGCCGGCTTTTTAACCTCACTGTTCATCGTCCATCCCCTTCGGCTCGATCCACATGACGCGGTTGTATTTCGGGTTGGGGTCGAACACCTGGCGGGTGCGCTGGATCATCGGCGCGCGGGGGCCGGTGTCGAGCTTCAGGTAGTAGCGAGCGGGGACCGCACTCCGACCAGCGACGGCAGGCTTGGTCTCCTGCAGATACCCGGCGGCGGCCAGGCACAGGACATACGCCTTGGCGGTCTCCTCCAACACGGCGTGCGAAGCGGTGCTGGAGAATCCAGCCAGCTCGCGGAAGTTGAAGTCGCAGGATGGCCGGCTGAACATGCGGCGCATGGTGCCCCACATGGCTTCTGTGCCACGGCCCTGGGTGACTAGCTCCCCGCGTTTGTTCACGCGGGGCGCCTCAACGCCGTTATCCCGGACGAGGCGGTAGGTCCGGCGCTTTGCCAGCCGACCCACCGCTTCTTCCGCGATAACGGTGATGAACTTGCCCGCCAGCAGGCTCTTGATGTAGTCCTCGATGGCGCCTTCCATGCCGCCCACGACCTCGGCCAGTTCGCGCTGCGTGAAGTGATCTCGGTTCGCGCGAATGGCCTCCCAAATGCGCTGGCGCGGGGACTTTCCCCCCTTGATTTCCAGGCTGGCAGGCTTACGCGACATACGTTGCCTCCGCGCCCTTTGCCTTGCGCTTCGTCGTCACGGTCGCGGCCTGGTAGAGCTCGCGGTCGCCCCACAACGCGAGCGTCATCTCCGACTCGGCCTGCATCATGGCCTCCTCGTGGATGCGAGCGAGGTTCACGCAGACGCGCCGGACGGACCCAGCGGCCCGCGCGACGACGTGCTCCAGGAGGTCATCTGCTACCGTGACGCCCTTGCAGTAGATCGGCAGCAGCTTGCGAGCATCGTCCATAGAGACCGACGCGGCTTCGATGCGCGCCAGGACGCGGCTGTCGAATGCCTCCCAGGTCTTCAGGCGGGCGGGAATGCGCTTGTCGCCCACCAGCAGCATCGTGCCGTGGCTCGCCTCGTAGATGTCGCGCACCAGCTCGATCATCGAGTCGCTGCGCAGGCAGTTGTTAAATTCGTCGATGATCAGCGGCCGCCGGCTGCTGCGCAGCTGGTCGGCGACCTGGTCGAGCATGTCCGGGATGGTCCGCTCTGGCTCGATGCTCATCTCGGCGAGGATCTTCGCCAGTAGCGTCTTGCGGTTCCAGGCGCTGCGCACCTGAACGTAGTAGCCACGCATTTCGGTGGCGACGGCGTTGCAGGCGACGGTCTTGCCGGTGCCCGGGTCTCCGAACATCACACCAATGCCGGGCAGGCCGTTGACGCGGGCCAGCAGCTTCTCCAGGGTCACGGCGACCAGGTGGAGGTTGGTGATGGGCGCGATCTGATTGACCGTCGCGGTTCGTTGCGTCATGATTCGTGCTCTCCTGATGTGTTTGCGCGGCTGGTGCAACAGTCGCGCGGGATATGGCGGCCGCCCTTAGGCGGTTTTCCGCCGGAACGTCCGGAATTCGGCGGTCTCCTGATAGGTGTGCCGCCATTTCTTTGCCTTCTCGCTGTCGATTTCCTCCTCGTTGAGGTTCATGAGACGTTCCCACTCGGCCAGTCGGGCCTCGGGGGTTGTCGGTGTGGACCAGGACGGCGCCGGCGTGACCGGCAGCGCGACTACCTCCGCCTGGGCCGCGATGGGCTCGGTAATCACCACTTCGCGCTCTTGCGCGCGCTGCTCCAACTGCTCGCGGGTGATGTTCAGGAAACCAGGGCTGACGAAGCTGCCCGGCTGTTCCAGTGCCGGTGTGCCACGCCGCTCCTCGCGGACCTCCTGCAGCTTTGCTTCGAGCCGCTTCTCGCGGCCGGCGGCGCGGTTGTCCCGCGCGCGTTCGATAACCGATTGCGGCATGTAGTCGTGCTTGTTCGCGTCCAGCTCGGCCGTGCAGATGAATCGGCCGGTGTCGTCGTACACCCAGACCATTTGCGGATCGTGGATGTCGTAGCCAACGGCCAGCTGCTCGCCGTGGAACTCCTCCAAGTCGCGGTTGAAGTAGCGGTTGCCGAACAGCTCCAGCTCGGCCCGGCGCACGGTGCGCAGAGTCTGTGGGCGGAAGAGCGGCTCCGCCTCGTCGTCGTGCACGCGATGGGGCTCGAAGCCGTTCTGGACGAACTGCTCCCATTTCTCGTTTGGCGTCATGTGCCGGCGGCGCCCGGATACCGAGTCGACGATCTTGGGCAGGCTGCGGTGTGGCCGGTCGTTATAGGCCGCGACCTTCTGCTCGGCGAAGTCGACGAATTGCGACCAGGTGAGCAGGGGCATGGCGACGACTTCGCCCTTCGCTGCGATGGCCTTGCGAGAAAGCTTGAACGTCGCCAGCTTGGCCTCGCGGTCCATGTCGCGGCCCATGTAGCCGGGGATCTCGCGCGCGGCTTTTACCCAGATGGTCTGGTGCAGTTTCTCGATGACGCCGCGCGCCTGGGAGTTGTACGGCAGGCTGTTGTACATCTCCATGCCAAGGCGGCCCATGAGGCCGGTGGCCTCTTCGGTCATCATGTCGTTGACGTAGCCTGAGCCGTTGTCGACGTAGAAGATCGCGCAGATGCCCGCGTTGAGGCAGGCGGAGCGCACCGCGTCGAGCACGGTGATTGCGCTTTCTGCCAGGCCGACCGACCAGCCGACCACCTTGCGCGTGGCGACATCGACGATGGTGGTGATCTCCGGCCGGAAAGGACGGCCGTGGAGCGGGTGCTGGACCTCGGCGTCGAAGGTGTGGCCGTCACCGCTGTAAATGTCCCCTGGCAGCAGGTGCTCAAAGCCCCGGCGCACGAAGGGCTTGATCGTCTTGAGCTCGCGCGCGCCCATGCGCCCGGTCTCCCGGGTCACGTTGCCGATCTTGTCTAGAAAGCGGCGAACCTGATGGATGCTCGGCACCGTGACGCCAGGTAGGCGCTTCAGGTCGTTCGAGAAGCCCTCGTAGGCGTGGGCCACGGAAGGTTTCTCGGGCCGCTGGTAGTAGCCGAGGAAGAACGGTGCCCATTCGGGCACGGACATGTCCTGTGCCGCGCGCTTGGGCACCAGGGTGCCGCTGCGCTCGTATTCGACGAATCGCAGGATGCTCCGGACGGAAGGCAAGCCATCCGGGCTGCTGCGGCCGCGCTCGTCCCGGGCCAGCTTGAGCATGGCGATCATGGACTCGCTGGCAGTGCCCAGCCGCGCCATGTCGAGCAGGATCGTGGCGGCACGCTTCCTGGTGTAGCGCGAGCGTTCCATCAGGCTGTTGAGAGCGGACAGCACGCCCTTGCGGGCATCGGCCTTGAGGGTCTGCGCCTTGGTCGCATCGATTCGCGGGAGCGCGGCCGTGGGCGCCGGCAACATCGGTGCTGCAGCGGTGGCCACCAACCGTTCCCCTGTCTTGGCGCGGATGGCATTGACGATGCTCTGCGGCGGCGCGTACAGACGACGGGTGCCACCTAGACCAGTCGCCTCAACAGACGGCCAAGCCTCCTTCTCGGCCTTTGTTCGTAGCGCCACTTTGCTGGTCGGCAACCCAGGCAAACGCATGGCTGCCAACTCTCCTGCGCTGTAGTGCGATTTGATCGTGGCTTGGGGGCGCGCGCTCATTCCGATGCCTTATTCATCTTGCGCATCAGGTGGCCGAACAGCTTCTCGTCCATCTGGCCTTCAATCGTCTTCTGGCGCGCGCGGATGTGGCGGTCCAGGACTGCCATAGCGCCGAACTCGGCGCAGAGCGCTTCGTCGGCGGTCAGCACCCTGCGGCTGAAATGCCCGGCCATCCATTCCAGCGGGCTGTAGTCCTGGCAGGCCGTCATCAGGGCCATGAAGGCATCGACCGGAATGCGGCGATCCGCCTGGCTAGGTGCGACCCACAGGTCGAGGTGAGCCTTGGTGATGGGGCGGGCCACGAGGGCGGTCATGGCATCCGCGACGCGCTCCCGCGACAGCCCCTTGTTAAACGCGGTGTCGAGGACAGCGGAGAGGGCTTGGCGGATGCCGGCGTCCAGGGCGTTCTCGCCCTTCACCGCGACGGCACCGGCCGGGGTCTCGACGACGAACACGTCGAAGTTGAGGGGGAGCTGGTTGACGTCCGGCTTGGCGCCGTTCGGCTGGCGGCGTTTCGTCATGGTCAGCCTTCCATGACGAAGCGACGGACCTGCTCAATCGTGAGCTCGCCGGAGATCAAGCTGGCGAGGGAGTAGACGGCGTAGGCGTACTTGAATTTCTTGTCGCCCATCTCCTTGTTCGGGTTCTTCACGGTGTCGAGTTTCGTGTAGATCTTGGCGGCTACTTCGAGGGCGGTTTCGCGGTCTGACATGGCACTTTCCCGTTGTTAAAATTGGCGTGAGCGAACTACGCGGCGGCTTTAGCCTGGGCGGCGCCGATATACTTGTGGGCGTAACGGGGACGGATACGGCGGCCCTCGGGCGTCCAGCGGGTGGGCCAGAGTTCGTGTGCGGGGACGCCGAGGAAGTCGCTGATGGCCAGCTCGCCCGAATAGGCGGGGCGGCCAAGTGCATTGCGCACGGTCGACGGGGGCAGGCCGCGCTCCCGTGCAAGGTCGTTCATGGTGCTGCCGCGCTTGCGGATGGCCGCCTTGATGTCTTCCTTGTGCCACCCAGCTTGCTTCTTTTCGCTCAT